AAATTTCTCAGGTCCTTTTAGCTGTACTTTGAAAATGGAAGAAGTCAAGACTCGTAATGATTTGATGGACAAACCTACTTTCGGACTCGACGCTCGTGCCGACCAGTTGATGGTCCACGAAGACGCCGAGATGAACTTAGACGTTCCTGGGGTGCTCCCGGTGTACTACCTGCACGCCCCAGTCGATAAGAAAGTTGCCCGTAAAATCACCGAAACCTATGGAGTGAAGGTGGTCTATTCTTCTGTTGGTACCGCTCACCCACAGCCCAATCTGGCGGTGGAGGAGATGATCTGCATCGACCAAGCGTTGCACCTCGTTGACCAGAATGGTCCCGGGGCAACCGTGGTCGCTCTTCAAGGTCATCCCGCCCTCTTCCAAGCTAGAGACGGGAAGGGAGTCTGGTGCTGCTCCGACAAGGCAGCACTACGACCATTGCACATGGCGCGAATGAATCGCGCGGACAGCATGTGCCATTGTCGTTTCGAGGATTGTGACCATGTAGTCGCTGATGAACTTCTGTTCGTTCACGCACTCCACGACTACACGCCAACTGAGATGGTTGGTCACATTCGCAAGACGCAACGCCGTATCGCTTACGCCGTTGTGCATCGCTACCCCGACATTTCGGGGGAATTCAGCCGTGGTGAATTGGAGTATTTTTATGCCAACCCGGAACTCGTTGTGTTGAAGCACCGCGGGTCCCAGAATTTGGCACCTCGCACTCCATGCAACTGGTTGGACGGGCAGCCATACTGCACGTACGGAATGGAAGACGGGTCGACTGCGGGATGCTTCCTCAAGTCAACACTCGTCTATACTTGTGGGAGCACCCACCTGTACATGTTAACGCTCGCTGCCTGGGGCGATGCCGGTTTTGATCCCCCGGCACTCGATTTTGAGGATCAGTGGAACCCCTCTGTGTTGGAGGAGCAAAGTGCTAATCACACTTACACTTTGCCGTCTATTACGTTAGGCGACCCTTCTCTCCGACACAACCTTACGTGGCACGACCTCAGCTTCGAGCGAGTGCGCCTCATTCCCGGTGCTGTTTTCATCACCGGGCGTGAGAAGGTGGGTGTGGTTTTATCACGTCCCATTTTGCACGCTGCCATGCGATTGTTCGCTGGCAGACCTCGCACTCCGGCACTTTACACTGCGATCATCAGGAACCTGAATGCCCAATACAATGCTGTTGGCAATCTACCTGAAGACCGCAAGTATCGCGCCGTCATTGCGTCGGCCGCTCTCATCATGACTTCTCAAGTCATTTTTGAGACTGCGGTGTTGCATCAAATGCAGATGGATAATGCGCGCCTCTGGGGAGTCCATGCACGGGCAGTTGCATTAGAGCCACAGCGTACCTTCACCAAGACGGACGCTGCTGTTGCAACACTCTGGTCGGGTTTATCGGCCTTGACGCTCAAGCAAGCGTCGAGTTCCCTTGGCCTTGTCTACATTGCCCCCCCGTCACACGCTCTGGCTGTACATGCCATTGTAGCGAAATGTGCGGTGGTTGCAGTCACCGCCTCTGCCGGCGCGGCGTCAGTCCCTCTCCTTCCGGTTTGGGCTGCCTGTACCGTTCTAGGAGGTGCGTGGGCTGCGTGGACCAAGTACGACATCGGTGGCATTCGCCACCGGGACCAGATGGTTACTCAGTGGTCTACTACGACCCCTGGTGACCGCCCAATCCCGTTACCGGTTGGAGTCTACCCGCTCGGGGTAGCTCCGGTATTCGGGCCATCGGACAAGGTGAAACCTCCGGTGGTTTTGCACGACGAGCGTTACGTCGTGACTCCAGCCCCAGCGCTCCCAAAGAAGGATGTTCCCCCAAAGATGTCCTTACAGGGAATAGGGTTTTCAGACGTCATCCCGACTTACTTCGCTTCAACACCGGAGAATGAGTATGTGGCGCTGACCCAAAGGCTGGGAAAACCAACTCCAGAACCCACGGGAGGGCTCTGGAAGCACGTGTCAAGAGAATATGGCAAGACAGCCCTCGTTGTTGCCACTCGTAAACACCTCGCCACCAATCCTGTTGTCATCACCAGCGCGCAAGCTAATAAGTACGCCTCCAAGTTTGGGGCGTCGCAGCATCGCGAACTGATGATGGCTTTCAGTGAGTGGCAGGAAACGCTGAGCATTATTCACCAAGACATGGCCACTTCTGGCTTTATCAAAGTAGAAAAACTAGATAAATCAACGCATGATGAATTCGACGTCCTTGTTGTGTGGGATAACGAGCTTGCTGCGCCACGCATTATCATCTCAATGAAGCCGAAGCTTTCGGTTGTCTTTGGTACGATCATGATGCAGGTTGCAGAAGCCCGCCTACGCATCCAATTGGACTGGGAATTCAGCCAGCAAGCACCTTTCTGTCCTGTAGCCCCTCACGGATGTAGTGGGGAGATCCTAGGGCAGTGGTTCGAGTCAGTCATTCACCACTTTGGCGGTGAGTCCAACTGCGTTTTCTGGGATCAGGATGCTGAACACCATGACTCGCACACGGGCAAAGATGCGCAGGAAGCAGGCCGGCACATCCTTGTTGACGACATCGTTATCCATCCACCTGCTGCTCGGAAGGTGTTTGATGCACAGAATTGCATTCGTGGCAAAACCCATGGGGGGGTGAAATACAAGCTCGATTATAAGCGAGGCTCTGGATTCAGCAATACAGACGCGGAGAATACCGTTATCACGGAAGAACTCCAGACGTATGCGATCACAGTAGGCACCACTTATTTCGATCGAAGTATGACTGTCCTCAATGGGTTCGTGGAACTTGGTTCCCGTTACGCCTTAGCCGCCTGCGGCGATGACGGGGGGGGTATTTCGGAGCGCAAATTCTTTCACGACAAGTTCGGGACAGATTTCAAAGAGGCAACCAACCAATGGAGCCTAAGTTGTCTGGAGCTGGGTTATAAAGTTAAACCCCACTTCAGTTACTCGCCTGATGGCGTTGATTTCTGTTCACGCTGGTGGTACCCCACGCCTGATGGGATATTACCAGGTGGAAAGATTGGGCGCGTCCTGAGTCGAGCAGGATGGTTTCTGGACTGCAAAGATGCGCAGACTATACGTGGCGCTGCTATTGGTCAGTTACAGGATAACTACCATGTGCCGTTCTTACGGGAATACTTCACACGCGTGTTGGAGTTAACCGTTGGACAGAAAGTGCGGGGAAAACCACAGGCGTGGTCGATCCACATGAGTAAGCGCCATGAGTACGGTCCGGAAACCCTGGCGTTTGTTTCCCGCAAGTATGGGCTCGAAGGGGAGGATCTTGCAGAGTTTAAACAAATGCTGGCAGCTTGTCGTCAATTGCCCATTGTTATCTCTTGGCGTCATCTTTCGAGATGCGTCAAGATTGATAGCACCTAGGCGACAAAAGAAGTGTTTTAGTTGCGGTTCACACGTAAGAACTGTAACGTTTTGGATCACCATTTGTGTATGGATTTGTTTGTGCTAACTCTTTTCGGATTTGCTTTACTCGCGTTTTATTCGTGTTTACAACTGATCATCGAAATCGACAATGCCGAAACAACCAGCTCAAAGAGTCATCGCAGGACAGCGGGCGAAGAAAAAGAAGGTTGTAAAAGGTCGCGGCGACTATAGCTTTGCTGATGGGGCAACACCCGTTAGCGCAGCGAAGTTGGCAGCTGCCACCAACGACCTGGATGCAAGGATGCAACGACTTGAAGCCACTGCTCCCTCCACAACTGGTAACTCTTTTAGAAACGTCGGTGAGGCGTTGGGTCAGCAGTTTGGGTTTGGAGGGCTTGGTAAGAAAGCCGGTGGCGCGTTGAGCATGCTTTTGGGCCATGGTGATTATGTCGTCAAGACTAATTCTCTCATGCCCGGGAAGAATGACTCGTCCAGCAATGCAGTCCCTCTCTTTTCCAAAGATGGAAAAAGGGGGATTCGCGTCACTGAGCGCGAGTACATTGGTGATGTTACGTCCGGCGGGACGTTGGTTAGTAGTGCCACGTCGTTCAGTCTGAAGAATTTTCGACTGAACCCTGGAATGTCGAATACATTCCCGTGGCTGAGCACTATTGCTCAAAATTTTGATCAGTGGGAGCCTCTGGGCATCGTTTTCGAGTTCGTGTCAACCAGCTCGGAATATAACGGTACCTCTCAAGCCCTGGGTACTGTCATTATGGCTACTGACTACGACGCCGTAGACGCCAACTTCGCCAGCAAGATCCAAATGGAAAATGAGGATTTTGCTAACTCCACCAAGAGTTCTCAGACTGCCATGCATGGCATTGAGTGCGACAAGGCTGAACGGGCCGATAAGGTGATGAACATCCGCAGTGCCTCTGTGCCAGCTGGTGCCGTCATCGCGGATTACGACTTGGGTAATTTCCAAATTGCCACTCAAGGAATGAGTGCCGCCAATGTTAACATTGGCGAGTTGTGGATTTCCTACGACATAGTTCTTTATAAGAAGAACTTGTTCGCAGGACAGTTGGGTAATGGTGTGTACGCTGCGAATGTGTACGCAACCACAGGCTTCGATTCCACGCACTATTTGGGAACTAATCCAATATCGTACGGTGGTATCTATCTTGCAGCGTCGGGCAATGTCCTGACGTTTCCAACCTGGATTACTGCTGGTAAGTACACTTGGGTTGCGATTTGGCGTGGCACATCTGCCGCTTCAACTGTTCCGACTGTAGCTTACACCAATGCTGCCTCCGTGGCGGCATTTACCGGTTCGTCTGCCGCACCTAACTCGAACGGGTCTATTACGACTTCGAGTTACTACTTAATGGACACCATGCTCATCTCCGGGCCGGCTGCAACCATCACGTTGAGTGGTGGTGCTCTGCCGTCCTCAATCACGAGCTTGGTTTTCTATCTCTGCCAGGTTCCTGTCAATCAGCACACTGCGATCACCGTTGACTCTGTTGCATAAGTTGTGTGTTCCAAATCGGCTACGGCCCACCATCGCTTCCGGGAGAGCGAAAGAAAATAAACCGGATTAATTATCAAATAAACTCCTTGTTGTGGCCGAGCGCGGCCCATCCGGGCGATAAACATTTGTGTGTGCGTGATTCCGGTGTTCCCCCCAGTTGACGAAACAACGAACATCGGTGGTCCCTTGATAAAGGGGGCACTTCCTTGGATGGAAGTTCCGGGTTAGACTGGAAACTCACTAGGTGAGTCTCGCCGTTTGAGGCGGGAAAGTGGG